CCCGACCAAATAGCGGTGATGAACAACTGAATGGAGGTGATTGTGCTACCAGCGGGGATGACGATGTTGGAAGTATAAATGCCGTCTGCCCCTGCGCCCGCCTGAGAAACGGTTTCAGACTGCATGGAGATGACCGTGCCAAGGTTGGCTACGTCCTGACCCAAGGTTGTGCCAGTAGTGAATTTGATGTCGCCGACTTTAACGGGACCAGAGAAAGTGGTAATACCCATCGTATAAACTCCTGCACGATGTAAGCTATGTTGTCTGTGCAGCGTCCGCCGGGACGGTCAACATAGCCGGAACCCCCGGACTGCACAGAGACTATACGAAAAAGGGGGCTGACACAAGGCCAACCCCCTTAATTTTGTTGCCGCCCTTAGTGCTTACGCACCCTGCGAACCGTAGATCGCACGAGGATCAGACCAACCGAAGCTGTAACGCTCGCGGGCCTTGTAACGAGCGTTGCCCGTTTCAAAGTCGCCTTCCATTGCAGTCTTGATTGGCGAACGAACGAAGTGCTTCAAGCCATTTGGTGCGTCAGTCTTGATGAAGAACGCATCAGGGTCGGTCAAGAAGTGGTTCACGGTAAAGCCCTGCGGCAAATAGCCGCCTGACTTGATCGCGTTCAGGTCGTTGTCAGCGGTCGAAACGCGCTGATCGGACTTGAGGATACGCTCGGCGGTGAACTGGAGAGCTGGGTTGATAATCAGCTTCATGCCACGAAGAGCGATTTTCAGGCCGCGTTCGTCGATGAAAGCTGCAATATCAATCAGAGCCTGTTCGAGCGAGGTTTCGTTCAAGTCAGCCTGAGTGGTTGGGGTGTTCGCAAACGTACCGCCACCGAAGGTAGGATGTGCGCTGTTGATCATCGACACGCCATCGCCGCCCAGATAGGACGAGGAGAAAGCGTTGTTGAGGACCGAAGCAGCCTTCACCTGTTTGGTGTTGGACATCGAACGCGCCATTGCACGGGTATAGCGGGCCGAGAGTTTGTCGTAGAGGTTATCTTCGACAGCTTCTTCGGTGATCGCAAACGCGATGGCAATGGTGTCATGGGTGTAGCGAGCGGTGTACGATTCACCAGCGGTGTCGTACGTGATCGCAGCACCTTCGCCCTTTACTGGGGCCTGACCGAAACCAGCCAGCATGACTTCTTCTTCGAAGGCACGGTCAGAATTTTCCGTGTCAAAGATCTCGGCATGCTCGTTGTCGTAACGATCATATTCCATCCCAAAGAGTGCATTGAGGCCCGGCTCAAGCTCTTTGAGGAGTTGTGAACGAGTAATAGCCATTGTTCAATGCTCCCTTAGATACCCGCGCCAGTGCCGTTGGCATTGTAGCGATAGAAGTGATTGTTGAGCAGCACAATCGCCAGACGACCAGCAACCGAAGCATCTGTATTGGAAGGAGTATCCTCGAAGCCAATGATGCGGAGGTTGAGAGTGTTGGTAGTTGCTACCGTTGAAACTGCCAGTTTCGCATACGAACCAGTGATCGCGCTGCCAGTGATGGCAGTTGCGAAGTTGGCGTTTGCGTGGATGATCGAATCAGCCGCAGCAGCGTCTGTGTTGATCAAGAACAGCTGGTCAGGGTTAGAGACCACGGTTGCCGTAGCAATTGAGTTTGCATAGACAGCCGAAGTGCCGGGCCAATATGGCGACCAGCGGGGCTTGCCTGTCAAATCAATGTAGTTACAACCGAGGAAGACACCCAGAATAGGTACTGTACCGCCGGTGGCAGTAGCAGGGATATCGATCATACCGTTAGTCAGCGGAATGACAGGTGCGCCGCAGTAGATGGAGCTGGACGTACCCGCAGTAGCTGCGGTCTGGATCAGATATGTGCTGTCACCATTGGTGTTTGCACCGCTTCCAAGCATACGATACGGGCGAAGCCCGAAAGTGGCATTGATATTTGCCATTGCTTAGATCCTTTTGAAATTATCCGGCGGAACGATTCCCACCGAAGGTTACACGAGTTTGACGATCTGGCTTACTGATCGGCATTGAAGAGTGCTGGTCTCGCATCAGGTCGTTATCAACCGCATCCATCTGCTGTTGGGCTTGGTTGCGGTAGTACGCTTCCCGTTGTCTGACAAGATCATCTGGGATACGCGCTAGGACTAATCCACCTACCGCAATAACCCCGGCATGCTTGCCATCATTAATGGTGGGAAGATCAAAGTCCGGAAACTCATCAGCGCGAACAAGTTCAAAGCCTTCGCGTAAGCGGGAATGGAGATTCTTTTTATCGTCAAAGCCGCTGGTCTCCATACGAACCCAGCGATGCTTGTAACCCTCCGGTGCGGGGGGTGCGTCCAGTGAGGACGGGGGTCTCCAAACTTGGGGGCGAGCCTGTTTGGCTCGGGCATTCTCGGAGCGAGGGGTGCGGTCAACTGACATAATCATTGTCCTAACATCTGCTTACGAGCATGCTTCGCATACTCTTCTAAACTAACATTGAGTGCTTTGGCAATCCTTACCTGACTTGGGGTCAGAGAAATTTTGCGCTGGCTTGGCTTTGCTGTGGTTCTGGCCGAGGCCACGGGAGACTGAGGACGCTCCACAGACTCTGGTTTTTTAAACTTATGGGGGAAATCCTGACGCATCCGGTGATCGAGCTCCTCGTAATACTCATCACTGGTTGGGTCGTAGCCCTCACGGGTTACCAGATCCTCATGGATGGCGTAAGCAGTAGCTGTCATGGCTCGATCTGCACCAAACCAGTCATTCTTTTCTGCCCAGTTTTGGGCCTTTGGATCCGGCTGAGGCTGACGAGAGGATTCCTGAGGTGCACGGGCTTCCCGCTCATAGCGTTGACGTTCCGCTACCTCCTCCTGCTCCCGACGCAACCGGGTAACACGGAGACGCTCATTCTCTACGGCTATGTTAGCCAGTAAAGACTGAGCCTCAATCTGAGCATCGGCATCGCCAGAATCAATGGCATGCCTCAATTTGTCCTTGGCAAGGATTTCTTGAGACTTAATCCGGGTATCAAACTCTTGAACCAATGTCTGGTCCAAAACGTTTGCTCTTTCCCGATAAGAGTCAAGCTCGCCCTTCAAACCACGGGCAAAATCAAGAGCGGCCTGTTCGCGACGCTCGGCCTCCCGGATCTTAAAGGTCAGTTTATCAATGCGCTTTTTGACCTTCTCGGAATGTTCCTCAAGGTCTTGATCATCACGGGCGGGTTTTCGCTCTGGCTCCGGTTCTGGTTTAGCCTCTACCGTAACCTCGACTTCATCCTTTGAATCACCATCATCCTCTAAGGTGATCTCAATGGAGCCGTCTTCGACTTTGTCTTCTTCACTCATAGCAATCTCCGTTGCTGCACTGATCAGACGTTTAAGATGTCTGCCGGATCAGCGATGGTTGCGATGATTTCATCATCGTTAAGGATGCGGACTTCTCCGCCTTCGATACGGAACCGTGCCCCGGCATACCGCCCAAGCATGATCCAGTCCCCCTGCTTGCACCACGGCCCGTCAGGAAACTTGTCTTTGTCCTTGTAGGCTGTTGGTCCAACTGCAAGAACGTAAGCAACCACTGTCGCCAGCGACTGACGTTCCACATATTCTTCAGCGAGATGTACTCCGCCCTTGGTTTTCCCTGCGCCGCGATAGGGCAACACGAGAAGTCGCCACCCCGTGGGCTGGGGCAATCGTGCTAGGGCGGACTGAGGGATCTTGGTTGGGTCGAGAACGACCTCTTCCGGAAGGACAAAGGCCTGACCCAAAGCACCTTTGGGTTCTTCCTTGAGAAGGTCCGGATTAGTGACTGGATCAGGGGCCTTGGCGTTCAGTTTCTTTTGAACATGGTCGGGTAGAATCAGATTACTCATTGTCTCTATCTCTTTCATTTTTTAGCAAAAGGCGCAGCTCATTCTCGATCTCATCCCACACTTCGAGTTTCCCCCGGAGGTGTCTGAAAGCGGAGAAGTCTGAGACGGGGCCTTTTGTTACCGCCTCTTCAACTACGTCTCTCCGCTCTCGAATCACTTTAAACAATCTGTCAACAATGTAAAGATCGCTCACAATTACTCCCTTGGTTTTTGCATGGCTTCCGTTTTAGCTTTGCTCCCAGCAGATGACCCATAGTAAAAATTAACCACCCCAGTCCAAGCTGTCCCCAGCGCACCGAGCATCATCAGGAGTGCTTCGGTTCCCGTCGGCGGCATACCCTTCAGCAACATCCAAACCAAGATGCCAAAGAAACCAACAGTGATCATGATGGCAAGGACACGGGGGATCCAGTCGTTGGTATGGATCTGCATATTCCGGGCAGAGTCACGATCCGCTGCCGAAATCTTTTCAAGATCAATGTCCAGCTCCTTCATTTTTAGCTTGAAGGATGCGTCGGTTTCTTTCAGCTTCTGAAGCTGCTCTGGCGTTGCGCCCATTAGAGCGGCTGACACTTCGGATTCGTTTGCATCCGGATGTCCGAACATCGCCTCCGAAATGGTCTTGACCGCTAACCCTGCCAAAGGGCCACCCAAAGCTGTAGCTATAGTAGGAGCTACTTGGCCCAAAAGGCCACCGATTTTTGAAAGATCCATTCAATGTACCCTCGCTTCTAATAGTGATATACGTTTGTCTAACTCAGCACGAGCCACCGCCGCTTCCGAGCGGATTGCCGCACGAGCAATGGCTGCGTCGGCATTCATTTCAAGACGTTGACGATCAATAGCCGCCATCGACTTCTCACGATCAAGCGTCATAGCTGCGCGGGCCAAAGCCGCATCGCGCTCCACCTTGTCGATCTTATCGTTCAGCTGCTCTCTGATCTGGGCCATATCAATGGTTGTACCCTGCGGAGGAATAGCCTTGTTCTCTGCCGTCACGACAATGGCAATCTTAGACTTTAGTTGTATGATCTCGCTGTTAGCGGTGCTGAGAGCGGTCATCAGGTAGACCACACAGGAGAACAGGATTGGTATCCCCGCAAACACGATCTTCTCGATCAGGGGTCCTTTGCTGGCAGCAGCTGCCAACACTTCCTGCATCTTAACCTGTGCAATCTCAGCTTCGTTCATCTTACCCTCTTACCAGCAGAACCATTCCCACAAGACCAATCATTGCAATCAGCCCGAGAACAATCATCGTAACGACAGCGGCATCCCGCAACTCTTCGATCTTTGCAGCCCGAGCCTTCTCCGCCATGTACTTTTC